TTCCAGTCTAAGCCAATTCCGTTCAGGGATGTCCGGGAACCTTATGGCAAGGCGATGGATCCTGACAGTATGCAGGCGAAGCTTTTGAAATACAGGATTCCTTCTGACCGTTGTATTGCGGATATCAATGAGAGGGTGCGGAAGGTCAAAAACAGCGGGTTTACAACGCCAATCATTTCTGATGATGAACCGGCATATACCATTGTGGCGGGCAGCTCCATGTACCGGATGTGCGATGGCCTGCTTATGACGGACAGGGATATTTTAAGCTGCCAGACGTTTCCGCAGGATTACGATTTTATGGATCAGAGCGTCCAGTATATCTGCGGGATGAGTGTCCCGCCTGTGATGATGGCAAGGATATCCGAGCAGGTGTATCGGCAGTGGCTTAAAGGCGGTGATGCTGATGAAGATGCGTAAGCTGAAGAAATATAAGCCTACGAAGTTCAAGGCGAAGGATTCCGTTTACGATAAGGACGCGGCGGATTTTGCCGTAAACTTCATTCAGTGTCTCTGCCACACGAAAGGAACCTGGGCGGGAAAGCCGTTTGAACTGATCGACTGGCAGGAACAGATTATCAGGGATGTATTCGGGACGATGAAGCCGAACGGATACCGGCAGTTCAATACCGCTTATATAGAGATCCCGAAGAAACAGGGCAAGAGTGAATTGGCTGCGGCGGTGGCGCTGCTCCTATGCTGCGGTGATGGTGAAGAGAGGGCTGAGGTTTACGGATGCGCGGCTGACCGGCAGCAGGCGTCCATCGTCTTTGAGGTTGCTGCGGATATGGTCAGGATGTGTCCGGCTCTGAATAAGAGGGTGAAGATACTGGCTTCACAGAAGCGTATCATCTTCCAGCCGACCAACAGCTTTTATCAGGTGCTGTCTGCGGAGGCTTATTCAAAGCACGGCTTCAATATACATGGGGTTGTGTTTGACGAACTGCATACTCAGCCGAACAGGAAACTCTTTGATGTTATGACAAAGGGTTCCGGTGACGCCAGGATGCAGCCTTTGTATTTCCTGATCACGACGGCGGGAACGGATACGAACAGCATCTGCTATGAAACGCACCAGAAGGCGAAGGATATTCTGGAAGGACGGAAGATCGATCCGACTTTCTATCCGGTGATCTATGGCGCGGATGAATCCGATGACTGGACGGATCCGAAGGTTTGGAAGAAGGCAAATCCTTCACTGGATATCACGGTGGGGATAGACAAAGTGAAAGCGGCCTGTGAATCCGCAAAACAGAATCCGGGGGAAGAAAATTCATTCCGGCAGCTGAGGCTGAATCAGTGGGTGAAGCAGGCGGTCAGGTGGATGCCTATGGAAAAATGGGACACCTGCAATTTTGCCGTGGATGAGGATGAGCTGGAAGGGCGTGTCTGCTACGGAGGTCTGGACTTGTCGAGTACGACTGACCTGACGGCGTTTGCCCTGGTATTTCCGCCGATGGATGAAGAGGACAAGTATATCGTGCTTCCTTACTTCTGGGTTCCGGAGGAAACGTTGGATCTGCGAGTGAAAAGAGACCATGTTCCTTATGATGTCTGGGAGCGGAAGGGCTTTCTGGAAACAACGGAAGGAAACGTGGTCCATTATGGATATATCGAAAAGTTCATAGAGCGGCTTGGCGAGAGGTTCTATATCCGGGAGATTGCTTATGACAGGTGGGGCGCAACTCAGCTGTCGCAGGATCTGGAAGGTATGGGATTTACGGTGGTGCCGTTCGGACAGGGTTTTGCTTCCATGTCTCCGCCTACGAAGGAATTGATGAGGCTGGTGCTGGAACAGAAGATCGCCCACGGCGGTCATCCGGTTCTGCGGTGGAACATGGATAACATTTATATCCGCACGGATCCGGCGGGTAATATCAAGGCTGACAAGGCGAAGTCCACGGAGAAGATCGACGGGGCTATCGCGATGATCATGGCTCTTGACCGTGCGATCAGGTGCGGGAACGAAACGGCGGAATCTGTTTATGATACCAGAGGCCTTCTGGTTTTCTGAGGATAGAAAGATGTTGATATTATCGGTGATCGGTTTCCTTGTGATCAGGGAAGCCTTGAATCAGGCATATGAAGGAGGGAATGGAGATGGGAATACTTAGCGGTTTGTTTCGGAGCAGGGATAAGCCCACGGACAGGACGGCGGGAAGTTCGTATTCGTTTTTCTTAGGCGGGACAGCTTCAGGAAAGTATGTGACGGAACGGTCTGCAATGCAGATGACGGCGGTGTACTGCTGCGTGAGGATCCTGTCGGAAGCAGTTGCGAGCCTGCCGTTACAATTCTATAGATATACCGACGATGGCGGTAAGGAAAAAGCGGTGGATCATCCGCTTTATTTTTTGCTCCATGATGAGCCAAATCCGGAGATGACTTCCTTCATATTCCGGGAGACCTTGATGACACACCTGCTTTTGTGGGGAAATGCGTATTCGCAGATCATCCGCAACGGCAAGGGCGAAGTCGTGGCTCTGTATCCGCTGATGCCGGATCGGATGAAGGTGGATCGTGATGAGCATGGACGGCTCTATTACGAATACACCGTTTACGATTCGGATGATGTGGACGGCAGGAAGGGTACGGACAAGGTCGGAAGAACCGTAAGGCTTCAGCCTCATGATGTGCTGCATATTCCGGGTCTTGGGTTCGATGGGCTGGTTGGTTACAGTCCAATCGCGATGGCGAAGAATGCTATCGGTCTGGCGATTGCCACGGAAGAATACGGCAGCAAGTTCTTTGCGAACGGTGCGGCTCCTTCCGGCGTTCTGGAACATCCGGGAATCATAAAGGATCCGAGCAAGGTCAGGGAAAGCTGGCAGGCAACTTTCGGCGGTTCCGGTAATTCCAATAAGATCGCGGTTCTGGAAGAGGGCATGAAGTACACGCCGATTTCCATATCGCCGGAGCAGGCTCAGTTCCTGGAAACAAGGAAATTCCAGATTGATGAGATTGCAAGGATATTCCGTGTGCCGCCTCATATGATCGGTGATCTGGAAAAGAGCAGCTTCAATAACATTGAGCAGCAGAGCTTGGAGTTCGTGAAGTACACGCTGGATCCCTGGGTGAGCCGTTGGGAACAGGCGATGGTAAGGGCGCTTCTGACACCGGATGAAAAGAAGAAGTATTTCTTCAAGTTCAATGTGGACGGCTTATTGCGCGGTGATTACCAGAGCAGGATGAACGGTTACGCCACGGCAAGGCAGAATGGCTGGATGTCTGCAAATGATATCCGAGAGCTTGAAAACCTTGACCGTATTCCGGAAGAGGACGGCGGTGATCTGTATCTGGTGAACGGCAACATGGTTCCTTTGGTATCGGCGGGTGCTGCATATGATATGGAAGGGGATAAAGGAAAGGAGGAAGATGATTCCGATGAAGAAGTTTTGGAACTGGAAAAGCAGGAAGATCAGAGACCAGGCTTCAGGCGAAGAAGTAACTGAGCGGGTGCTTTTCCTGAATGGAACAATAGCGGAAGAGAGCTGGTTTGACGATGATGTCACTCCGGCTCTTTTTAAGCAGGAACTGGATTCGGGAAGCGGCAACATCACGGTCTGGATCAACAGTCCGGGCGGTGACTGTGTGGCGGCGGCTCAGATCTACAACATGCTTATGGACTACAAGGGCGATGTCACGGTGAAGATCGATGGCATTGCGGCATCGGCGGCAAGCGTAATTGCGATGGCGGGGACGAAGGTTCTTATGAGCCCCGTGTCCATGATGATGATCCATAATCCGGCGACTATCGCTTTCGGCGATACGACGGAGATGCAGAAGGCAATCAACATGCTGGCTGAGGTGAAGGAATCCATCATGAACGCTTATGAGATCAAGACCGGCATGAGCCGGACAAAGATTTCGCACTTGATGGATGCGGAGACCTGGATGGATGCGCACAAGGCGGTGGAGTTTGGATTCGCGGACGACATTCTGCAAAGGCAGGATGCGGCTGAGGATCTGGAAGTGCCGGATGTGTCGATGCTCTATTCCAGGGCGGCGGTGACAAATTCGCTGATGGACAAAATCGCGGCGAAGTGTCATATCAAGGCACCTGATGAGGGTGTTGCAACTGAACAGGTAACTGATAACGGGCGTTCCTGCGATGAGATCAGGGAACGCTTGAATTTTATCAAGAGATTCATTTAAGGGAGGATAAAACCTATGACTATCAAAGAAATGATCGAGAAGAGAGCGAAGGTGTGGGAGACCGCGAAGAACTTTGTGGATACCCACGAGAATGAAAACGGCGTTCTGTCTGCGGAGGATAACGCGACTTACAGCCGTATGGAGCAGGAGATCGAGGATCTGACTGCGGCTATCGACCGTCAGCAGAGAGCCGAGGCAAGGGAGGCTGAGTTCAATAAGCCTGTGAATATGCCTCTTACCGGAAGACCTGCGATGCAGAAGCCGGATGAGAAGACCGGGCGTGCTTCCAATGCCTACAAGGAAGATTTCGGCGCTCATCTCCGTGGAAAGAGGCTTGTGCATAACGTTCTTTCCGAGGGCGTGCAGGCGGACGGCGGCTACCTTGTGCCGGAAGAGTTTGAGAGACAGATCGTGATGGGACTGGATGAGGCGAACGTGGTGAGAGGTCTTGCGAAGGTCATTACCACAAGTGCTGAAAGAAAGATCCCGGTTGCGGCTACCCACTCCGAGGCTAAGTGGACGGCTGAGAATGGCGCTTATACCGAGAGCGATCCTTCTTTCGACCAGAAGACCA